AGATGAAGAAGATGGAGAAAAGAACACAGAGTGGGATGATTGAGGCGAAACCTTTATATAGTAGCCGTGCTTAAAATATATGCATGGCGCGCGATGACTATGGAGCCATATCTGTGATTTCTGATGATGAGAAAGCTGCATTGGGAATTGGAGGCTCCAAAAAACCTGATGAGGAAGAAAAATTATTCGAGACTATTGGAAAAGCTGCTGATAAGATAGGGGAGACCCAAGTAGGTAAAAAAATAGGAACGATTATCACAGTTGTCTTGCTTGCCCTCCTTAGTGGTGGTGCTAACATGTCTATTATCCATGATTACTTAAATGGAGATGAAGATGATGGTCCTCTTGGGGGTTGTATGCAACACGATGCTACTAATTATAACCCAGACGCTACATTTGATGATGGAAGTTGTAATTTCTTAATTATAGTATATGGATGTACTAATCCTGAAGCTGAAAATTATCAACAGAATGCCACACACGATGATGGTCGTTGTGTAGTTTTAAATGATAATCCTAATGGTACCAATGGTAATGGTAATGAAACAGCTTCTATTTATGGATGTACAGATATAGATGCTAATAATTACGATGATAAAGCCACCGAAGATGATGGCTCATGTGACTATGAAGAAGAATACGAAGAACCTGAATGTAATTCTACATCAGCACATTTTTATCCCGGTTGGTATGATGAACATACAGATAACATGTCTGTCTTTTGGGTAGACCCAGAGGCGGATGGTATATCCGTATTAACAGATATAGATGCTGAATGTAGTGATTATACTGCGTCTGTATTACTTTATGTAGATGTATGGCATGAAGAATCTGGCGATTATAATTGGTCAGATATATATTTAACCGTCAATGGTGGAGATTGGGACAGCCATTGGCTTAATTTCACTTTCGAAGAACTTAATGAAACAGAAGGTGTATGGTCCATGTGGGTAGCATTACTTGTATGGAATGAAGAAGATGAAGAATATTATTTTCATCAACAATTTGAAATCCCAGAAATTAATGTAGAGAGAAAGGAGGAATAAAAAATATGACAAAATGTGAATGTGATTGTGTAAAATGTGAATGTGATTGTAAATGCTGCCAAGAAGCATAGCGTTATTCTTAACAGGGTATCGCCCAAAATATAAAGGAAAAAGGTTAGATATGAAAGACGAAAATTTTGTAAACTTTATGATGGCTATCGTAGCCGCGCCAGTTGTATTAGCTTGGGTAGGACTTGCAATCTTCTTAATTGTTATGTCTTTTAGAGACGAAGCAATTACTACTAATATAGAATCATACAAATCAGTTCTTTTAATTATAGGTTCACCAGCATTGGTGATTATTTATAAAGTATTAGAATTATGGACTACACAACAAAATAGCGCAATAGAAGATGCTAGATATCAGAAAGCAGACTCTTTAGAAGAAGAGGAATAAACAACAAGAGCAAGAACATAAAATAGGAGAAATAAAATATGGCAGCAACATCATTACAAGCAGAAGGATATGCATCCATGTCCGCAGCAGTTGAAGCAATGGAAGCGGCAATAGACGGAGTATCTCCGTCAATAAGTATTGCAGCAACCACTGTGTGCAACGTTGTTAAAATAGGCAGCGGCAACTGGGGATATTGGGTATTATATAGTTAAATAGATGAAAGCTAAACACTGCAAATACTGCGGTAAAGAGTTAAATCATCACGAGAAGGAACGTTGTATAGAATGTTTCCTTAAGATAGACAATGGTGTCTGTCATCCCCCAAATTGGTACAAGTAACAAAACCTTTATTAAGGGCGATGTCCTATGTGTATTCGTGGCTCCTTACGGACCACTGAACCATAGGTATTTACGCAATAGTATCCTAGGGGCCACAACTAAAATAAAACATGAAAATAAAAAATTTTACAGGTACAGAAACAAAGCGACCAAGACGCTTCGCAAGAGACCCTTCGATGGTAAGTAGATTAGGGGTTTATGGAGCATCTACAGCGTTTGCGAGTAACAATTCTTTTAATGTAGCATGGGGTGGAGATTCAGACCCATTCAGTGGTGTTTATGATGGTCGTAATATATTAATACACCGAATTAAGGCAATCAATGAAGACGCAGACAATTTAAAACGAGTTCATTTCTGGTCTAATAATGAGACTAATTTAACGACCTCTGGAGTTAATCATTTATTTTCAATTAGTATGGCCAAAACAAAAATGACAGATGGTGATGGTAAATTAGATGTAATTATAAATTTTCCCATACCTCTTTTAGTCATGGGTGGATGCCGTATAGGAATGAAGGTTTCGGGTGGTAGTAATTATGCAGCAAGGGTAGAAATAGCTTATACGGTTTTGAACTCTACCCCAGATACCGCAAGCTTCGAGGATTTAAAATATAAATATCTATCGGCCTTTGCATTTAATGGTGACGAAGATGCTCCAGTATATGCTATTAAACCTGACACAGCAACAGACAAATGGGATAATGATATAGAAATATGGGGAGGAATGATAATGAATAATAAAAATGCTGCTGGTTCTAATGATTATGCCTCAACATGGGTTAAAAATGCTTATGGTACTAAAATAGCTAGTATTTCCACTTTAAAAGGACCCACTAACGCATTTCGATTAGATTACCCTGTTGGTATCACTATGCCTTCTGGTACTTGGCCGTCTTTGAGTGGTAGTTGGCCAAGTTGGAGCAGTGGAAGTCTTATACCCCTAACACTTCCTTCTTTTTCTGGTAGTTTTCCTTCACTTAATATAGGTTCGATAGATTCTTGGGGTGGAGTTATTTGGGCTTCTAATAATACTACTAATACCCCAGTAACAGACGACAGGAAGACTTGGTCTTTATGGCCCGGAGGGTCTGATACTGAGGTTGTCTTTTTTCCGTTCCCTATCTTTTGTAGAGGTAGAACAGGTGTAGACGGAAGTGATGAACCATATTCTAATATGCTAGTTCATACATCGGGTGATGAAGATGAAAACAGAACTACATGGTTTTATAGACCAATAAAATCTAAAGGTGCAGACCATGGGTGGGTATGAAAATACTTATACCTAACGTAATAACTCCCGAAGAAGCTAAAATTCTTTTGGATTCTAATCCTAATAAATATAATCGTAAATTTGATACACCACTTATTTTGAAGATAAGAGAAATAATAGAATCAGAAGTAGGAGAAATTAATTGGGATAAACCTAGCTATATACGAAGAGAGGGAAACAGCTTCGGACATTATTCAGAAATGGGACACCCTTGGCATATAGATACTGGAGGAGATTATGGTTCTGAAGGACACATGATGTGGTGTGATTATGGATGTAGTATACTTTTAAATGATAAAGATACGTCAGGATTTTTAGAATATAGAGATGGTACTAAAATACTACCTAAAGAACATTATTGTAGTTTAGCTATGCATAGTAGTGATGTTGAACATAGAGCTTACACAGATGGCACAAGAGAAACCCTTCTATGTTTCGTACAACGAAAGCTTTAAATAGTCCTAACGTATAAGGTAATGAAGGTGAAAAACCTATGGCAAACGAAACAAATAACGAAACTACAACAAACGAGACAGATACTAATAATACTGTCTTAGATGTAGTAGAAGAGTCAGGTATTTTAGATACTTTGATGGATAGCCCAGAATTGATGTTGTGTATGGTAGCTATGGCTGCTATGGCCGCTTATATTGGTTACACACAACCAGCAGTTAGGGGATTAGTTATGCCTTATATCAAGAAGTACGATGATGAAATCATGGCACATCTTGAAAAGAACTTAACTAAAGTCCAGATGAAAGCATATGAGAAACTTGACGACGAAGTAAAAAAGCAGGTCAATAACAAAGTTTTACAAGACGTTATAATGTCAGCTTGGGATGAAAAAGACGACATGATGGCTAACGTTGTAAAAACAAAAGTTAAGGCAGCACTTGACGAATCCAAGTAATGGACGTCAGGGTTTACGAAGAGCGCTTAAGACAGAGGGTAGGAGAAGCTGAATATGAACGTCATAAAGAGCTTGTCCGCCTTCTGGCGCGAAATCTTGCTCTTGAAGACGTGCTTTGGGAAGAAATTCTTGTATCTATTCGGGATGTTAACGCTCGAACAGAGTTATTGCGGCAGAGAAACAGTATTGTACGCGATATTCACACTGAGTTCCGTGCTCTTAATATTGAAATACCTACTATAGTAGAAAAGAACACAACAGACTTCGTAGGTTTACTAGAAGGTTTAGCAGGAGAAGACGACGATGCAAGTGAAGAACGAACAGAAGAAGCTTGATGCTGCCATTTCTGGTAAAGGTGCACATGATTCAAGGTTCTTAGAGGATATTTTCGAACAATGTAGACACGATGAGAAGAAAATGACTGTTCTTCTCAGAGCGTTTTGCGAATCTTACTTGATTGATAATAAAAGACGTCCTTTAAAGCTTAGACCACTTCAAGAAAGAATTATAGTTAAGGCATTAACGTATCCAGAGAACGGCAAACAGCGTAAAATGGCAATATTGGCTCCACGAGGCAGTGGTAAGTCCTTTGCTCTTTCGGTAGCTGCAACTATCTATATGTTTTTTAAGCGATTCAGAGATTTAGTCTTTGTATTGGCTCCATCTGAGGACCAAGCCGCACTTATATTTAATTATATATACAGACACTTTAATGATAATTCTTTTCTTAGTAGCTTAGTTAAGTCTTATAGATTTCATAACAAGCCTAATATTACTTTAAAAGGAGGAACAGTGCTACGTAGAGCTCCTATGGCTCCATCCAATCAAGGACAGGCTATACGAGGCCAGCACCCTACCTTCTTAATTGTGGATGAGAGTCCACTTATAGATGATAAATTATTTATTGACAATGTAGAGCCATGTATCGTAGCGAATAAAGCACCCTTTATCAACTTGGGTACTCCAAAAAGTAAAGAAAACCATATGTGGCGCTATCTTTATGATGATGCTTATGCAGATACATTTGAAAGACTACATTTTTCATGGAGAGATGCGATTAAGTGTGGTAGAGCTTATACTCCACCATATACCGAAGAAGAAATGCTCGATAAGATGATGGAGTGGGGAGAAGATTCAATATATTGGAGAACAGAATATGAGTGCGAGTTCGTCGAATCGGTCTCGAACATCTTCAATCCCGAAGCTCTCAAAGCATGTAGAATACGAGGAACCGCTTTCGCGGACAGAGGAACAGTTTATCCGAATAGTACTGTGGCCGTGGATATTGGTAAATCCGTTAATAGCACTGTTATTAGCGTTTGGGCCACCGAGAAGGACACAGATGGAAATATTGCAAGACTTGTTTCTTTGGAAGAAATCAATCCTAGAACAGGTGGACATGACATTCCATATCAACGAAAACGTATCATTGACACTGCTAGAGATTTTGGTGCTGAGCGCGTTATTATTGACGCTACTGGTATTGGGGGTGCGATTGAGCAAGATATAAGAAAAGCCTGTTACGAAGATGGAAGACATTTTATTCCTTTCGTATTTACTGGTGGTCCAAAAGGTACGAAAACCCAAGCATATAGGGATTATGTTTCGTACATCCAACAGGGACTGGTCAAAATACCACACCCCGAAGGATTACCACCAGAAGAAGCTAAATTAATTAATAAATGGTTAAGAGAACACACAGAACTGGAATATGTTATGGATGCAGCTAATAAAACTGAACGAATTGCTGCCCCAGACGGAAAACATGATGATTATTGCGATAGTTCGGTAATGGGACTACACGCAGCTTTATCTATGGCTCCAGCTAGTGCAACCTTTGCAAGTGTACAATTAAGTACACCGACACCTAGAGTTGATAGAAATCAATCTATACCATCGGTTTTTAAGACCGGAGGTATGAAAAATAGGGTAAATAAACATATACCGGGTGGATTATGAGCGAAACCTTTATATACTCGGTTTATATAATAGTATTTGATAGCCATGGCTCTACGTGATTATTTGCCTTGGAATAGGCGTCAATATGCTACTAAAGGCACCAATCCGCCCTTCTCGAAGGACGACCCACGCAGTTACGGTGAGGGCGTCATTAGACGTATCCAACTACAAAACAACACGGGATTGTTTGGTGCAGCAAGTCATGAGCCGCAAATAGGCGACGCAAAAACCTACATGAATGTGTATTTAGCTGACCCAATAGTACGGACTCTAATCGACTTGCCATGTTTATATGCAGCAAAAGACGGTTATGATATAGTTACAGATGATGACGTAGAGCGTGATGCTATCACCCAGATGTTTGATGAAATAAATCTAGACCAAATATTATATGGTTGGTTAAGGAATGGAAGAATTTTTGGGTCTTCATATTTAGAATGGACAGGAGATAATCTAGTTTTAAGGTCTTCTCTTAATATGTATGTACAAAGAGATGATAATGGCCAAATAATGTATTATTATCAGGACTTAGGAGATGATAAAGACTCAGTTAGGTTTGAAGATAGTGAAATTGTTGAATACAAAAACAACTCATTCGATGATTATGCTTATGGTTTATCTGACATCCATCCAATTCTTTATTTGGTTGACCTTAAAGATTATGCAGAACGGGATATCGGAGCTGCTCTCAATAAATACGCTAATAGTCGCTTTGATATTAGCTGTGGACTCCCCGATATGCCTTATAATGCTGATAAAATTAACGAAGTACTTGAAGCTTTCAACGGATTAGAACCCGGTGAAGATATCATTCATGGTAATGATATAGTAGTTAAGGAACTTCAAGGTACACAACGCGCGTTTGAGTATGGTAAGTATACGGATGATATTCTTAAGAAGATACATATAGCATTGAAAGTACCTATAACGATGTGGGAGAAGCCAGAACAGGCAAGACCCATTTTCGAACCCTATGTCAAACATCTTCAAGCTGCTGTAGAAGCAGCTATTAATTCTCAATTAATGCCACAACTACATAGCGGTAGTGCTAGATTTAAGTTTAGGCAAATTAATGTTAACGATGCCTTTGTAAAAGCAAAGACAGATATGGTATATCTTTCTGAGGGAGTTCTTTCGCCCGGTGAAGTAAGGATGGAACGTGGTTTGAATCCAGATGGTGTTCAAGAAATGCAGGACACGGCAGAGAACGCTAATATCTCTGGAGGAAAAGACCAAGATAAGAAAGAAGAGTCCGCAAGGACAGAAAACAGAGCTGGTAACAAACCAGCAGCAAATAAGACAGGGGACCGTAAAAATGACGAAGAATAAAAAGTTAGAGGACAATCTATACGAACAGTGTTTGATAGATACAGCGCTTAGACTCAAGAATAGGGGTTTTGAGAACTATCAGGAGATGGCAACTGACATGTGCCGCACAAGAGTAGACAGTGGTAATTTTGACCATAGAAGTTTTGCTTTAGATGGTTCCAATAAAGAAACTACACGTACCTTCGCATTAGAAATCGGAACAGTAGATTCCCAAGATGAATATTATGAATTCCCTGTCCATGCTATTACATCTGGTGTCCACGACGAAGATGGAGACCAAAAGGTTTATATAGAACCCAGTATATTAAATAATAATATAAAAGCTTTTAATGAGCTTCCGGTTTATTATAACCATCAGCGTACACCCGACGATTTGTTGGGAGTTGCTATCAACCCAGAATACGTAGAGCTGGAGGATGGTTTAAAGGCTGTTAAGCTCTTAGCCCGTATCCGTAAGGATGCAAATAAAGCAAATGAAGTGTTAGAGAAAATTGAAAACGGCGATATGACGCACGTAAGTATTGATTGGCTTTCCAAGGACTTAGATGTCATGGGAGAACCTTTCGCTACGGATATTCGTCCAATCGAGGTGAGTTTCATTGATAATGAAACCCGCACACCGGTTTGTGACGCATGTACAATCGAAACGAAATGTGATGGTCATGAAACGAAAAAAGAAACTTGTGGTTGTGAAGGCGACCATAAGGAAGCTTGTACCTGTGAAACAGACGGGTCAACTAGCGAGGAAATAAATATGGCTGAAGAAACAGTTAAAGAGTCTGAGACAAACCCTATCGTAGAGCGTGAATTCGCTTCTATGAAAGACAAAGTCTCAGAAATGGAAACAGCCCACGCAGAGCTCAATACAAAGTATGAAGATGCTCTCGCAACTATTACCAAATTTGAGGAGGCCGAAGAAGTTAGAGCCGCAGAAGCAGCAAAAGCTCGCGTATCTACTTTTATTGACTCAATTATCAATAAAGAAACCCTCCTTGGTCAGGTAAATGACGAGAGTCTTGAAGCACGAAAGTCTGAGCTTTCAGCATGGGACGAAATTAAGCTAGAAGGATTCAGCATCGCTATGGAGAGTATGCCTGTCCCAGAAGAGACAGAACGTACTTTCGGTAAGGGCAAAGCCCACGATGCCGAAGAGAAGCCAGTTGTAGAATCTGAAGACACCCACCGCATGTTTGCGATGGAAGACGGAAAGATTGTATTCAAAGGGCTGGAAACAGAAGAAAAAGGTGATTAAATATGGCACAAATAAAAGGAATATTAGTCAATGACGGGGGAGCTCCCGCACGAATAATCAATTTCAAAGCCGGAGAAGCTATATCAGCAGGAGAATGTTTAAAGGTGACAGCAGCAGATACTGTATCATTAGCAACAGACTCTACCGGAGCAATCGCAGGATTCGCTCTAACAGATGCAGCTTCAGGCGCACAATGTTCTGTAGTTACTGGCAGTGGAGTTGTATTATATGCAATATCTGATGTCGTAGGTGTAGGAGAAATGCTTGTCGTAGACGCCACCGCAGGTCGATTAGAGAACAGTACAGCAGATACTGATGATTTCCATGCAATAGCATTGGAAGCTCAGGCAACAGCTGGCGCTCTAACTAAGGTCTTGGTGGTCTAAGGAGAATTGAAATATGGTTACAGCAAATTTAGGTTTAGCATCTTCACAACTTTCAGGTGTAGCAAACCGTGTACTAGTAGATTACAAAGACGCAATTCAGGACTATAGAGTCACTGAGATGCCAGTAATTGAAATGTTCGCGGAGAACTTCACAACTGAAACTGGTGGCGATGTTGACATAACATTCGGACTACCCAGCATGAAGCTGGAACAGATAGAAGAAGGCGCAACGCCAGCATACCAACACACTGACCTCAGAAATGAGCGTGTCAGCGTGAAGGAATGGGGTATTGCAGTCGGAGTAACACGTAGAATGCTAGAAGATTCAAGATTCTCGGAGATGGAGATGGCTCTAAACGAGGCTCGAAGAGCAGTAGCACGACACATTACGGAACACTTCGTAAAGACCGTTTTCGGTATTTATGATGCAAACTTAGGAACAGGTGTTGACGGTGGAAGTATCCTCGCAGCAACTACCGAAGCAAACATTATAGATTTCGATGACAACCCACACGGTGGTTTCTTTGGAGCAGCGCCAGCTACTTCAAGTACCCGTCTAGTGGATTATGGAATAATGGACACAACAGCATTAGCTGCTCTAGGTACACACTACCCAGAATCAGCAAAAGCTGGTTCGTCAACCACTGGAGAAATAGCATTAGCAGATTTGACTAAGGCTATCGAACTAATTGGTTCCAAAGGTCTTAACGCAGACACTATTCTAATATCACCCTCACATTACAAGAGTCTATTAGACTTGGCAGACTTCACGACCCCTTTCGCTGGAACAGCGGCCCACGACAGTGGTGTTAAAGGTGGTCTTGACTTCGTTAACAACGTAGCAAAGAACGCAGTTGTAGGACAATTATATGGCATGAATGTCATAGTAAATGCCTACGTACCTGCTGAACGCTTTGGTGTTTTCGATATGTCTACTAAGCCTGTGGCTTATGTTGAGAGGCGTGGTCTTACCGTTGAAGAAGCAAACCCCGGATTCGGGATAACTGGTTCATACATGTCTATGAGATATGGTTTGAAAGTTATTCGTCCAGAAGCTGGAGTTATCTTCATTGGCGCTTAGATAGTTTCTATCTGAAATTGACATTAACCGCTTGGACAGTGCGGTAAAACAAACTGTCCACTTACCCCACAAGGGTTAGTCGGAGAATATAATGCCACTCAGTAAGTCTAAACAAGGAAAACCTTTAGGAGGAATAGGGGCTGAAAACCAGTCCAACAGAAAACATTCTTTAATTTTAGACGATAGGTTACTCTCCAAACAATATATTAC